GCCAGCAAATATAGTTGGTGCTGTGAGGCAGTTCCAAATGGTTCCGCCCGTGCTACCAGATATTGTCCACGTACCAGACCCCATTTTTAAGGTGTTGCTGGTAGAGCCATTTGAAAACGCACCAGCCGTCACGTTGTAGGTGACAGCGTCAAACGTCCCTGTAGTAAGGGTCAGAGTGCGGGCAGAATTTAGGGACAGCGCATCGGCAAGCTGTACATACGCAGACGGGTTATTGACTGTAACGGGACAACCAAACTGAACACCGTTGCTGGTGATTGTCTGGGTGCCGTTGTCGGCAAGGGTAATTGTTCCAGATGTGCTTGCTGACGTCACACCTGTGCCAAACGTCCAGTTACCGTACACCACCGGGTTGTTTGTGGATGTTGTTAGCGTCATTGCGCTGGTACGCAGAGAGGCGTCAAAAGTGCCGATGTTCCACGCCCGCTCAATTGTGATCGTGCCAGTCACCGATCCAGTGTTATCAAACACCGCCGTGTCTTGTGCTAGGGGAAATTGGTTGATGTCAGGCGTGCCGCCAGAAGAAGGGCACCAGCCCGTAGCGCTCCAGTTCTGTGCGCCAGCAAGGTTCCAATAGACCGTCTTTGCTGCGGGGAATGTGATGCCGGAGTTGCCGCCGCAATCTCCTGCGCGTGTGGGGGAAGAGCCCGTCGCAGCCCCGGCAAGGTTGATGTCCCGGAAGTCGCAGTCCGTGGCTGATATAGCCCCCACGGTTAATTTTTGCTGTGTACCGATGGTGTTAGAGCGCAGAAAGACGCGGCGGATAGCCGTTGCCCCTGAACACGTCAAAGTGCCGGTGATTGTTTGGTCGGCATAAAACTCTAATGGATATAGCGCGTTTGTAGCCCTCGAAACAATAGTTAAATTACGGAACGTGTTGACTCCACGAATTTCAGACGGGGTAGTAAAACTACCCTCAATCCTCATGTCGTAAAATGTAACTCCCGTTCCGCCATCAATTACCTTCCAGTTGCCGCCAGCGTCAGGTCCGGCGTTAATATTAGAAGTGCCAGCATTAAATGTTAAGTTAGTATTTGTGGTAAATGTAATAATCGCTGTGATTCCATTTAGGGTTACAGTACTTGCCCCCAAAGAAATAGCTCTGACGTTAGAGTTGCTAGACACTAAAGTGGAAGCAGTTACCGCATATCCAGCAGTGTTAAACGTCCCGTTGGTAACTGTTATGTTCTGTGTGCCAATGTTCAGTGCATCAGCAAGCTGTACCGTCCCACCAAACGTGTTGATAGTGATGGGGCAGGTAAATGTCTTCCCTGCACTGGTGATGGTTTGGGTTCCGCCACCCTGAAAAGTGAGTGCTACAGTCCCCGCAAAAGAAACTCCAGAACCATTTGTCCAGTCGCCATAAACTGCGCTTGCCACCGCAAATGTTATAGTTACTGCGCTAGTCCGCCCAGAGAAGTCTACATTTGGTACGTAAGGAACCGCACCATCTATCGTGACGTTGCTTGCTGTCCCCGCATTTGTAAACGTAGCCGTATCTTGAGGCAGCGGGAAATTAGTTGTAGCCGGTGCGCCAGTAGCAGTTGCTGCCCATCCGTTGGCGCTCCACGCAACAGCCCCTCCCAAGTTCCAATACACCGTCTTAGGCGCATCAAACGTAATGCCCCTGCACTCACCGCGATTGCCGATGCGTGTTCCGCTGATGGGGGCTGCTGTGCCACGGACGTACAGGCCACGGAAATCTGCGTCTGTCAGGCTTGGGGCAGAGTTGACTACGAGGTCGTGTGAGATGCCGTAGTTGGCCGTAGTGAAGAATACGCGCCTGTTACCTGCTGTGCCTGTGGTAGACAGTGTGCCGTTAATGGTTTGTTGGGCGGCAAAGGTTAGGGTGACTACGCCAGCGGATGCGGGGCCAGTAACGGTAAAGTTGTTGAATGTGTTTGTTCCGTTTACTGTACTTGTGTTAGCTGTTGTGTTTGTAAATGCAAAATTATAAAAAGTTAATCCGGGGTTTGCGCCAAGCGACTGCGATGCCCCAGTAAGCGTTATCTGTGATGTACCCGAATTAAAAGTTAAATTGGTTTGTGTAAATGCATTAAACGTATTTCTTACCGTTACGGTACTTGATCCAAGATTTAGTGTTCTTGTGTTTGAGCTATTTACGCTAAAAATATGGCAGGATATTGCATAATTCCCTGTATTAAATGTTCCTGCTGTTAACGTAAAATTTCCAATTGCGCTTGTTGTAGTTAATGCACCACCAAGCGTCCACGCTCCACCAGAACCGTTAAATTCAAAAGAACAAGCAAATGATGCCCCGTTAGTCGTTATTGTTCTGCCCGTGGTGGTAGATGAAAACGTAATTGCGCCCGTGGAATTCCACACCGTTCCCGCCGCCAGCGACATGGAGCCGCGCACATTCAGAGTAGGCGATGTACCCGTAGCAAACGTCACCGTACCTGCTGACACCGTGATGTCCAGACAGGCCAATGCGCCCGTCATGGTGACGGTGTAAGTTCCAGCTTGGTCAAAGAAAACGCTGTCCGCTACCGTAGGTACAGACGCGCCACTACCCCCGCCGGAGGTAGCAGACCAGTTTGTAGTGCTGCTTGTGTTCCAAGTACCCGCACCACCAACCCAAAATCTATCCGGCATTTTTACTCCTCAGTTGGAGGAGTTTCTTCAGCGGGTGGTGCGTTTACGATGGCAAGCCAATTGTCCACGCGCTGCTGTTTCATAGCATCAATCTGCTCGTCAGTCATGCTGTGGTCGTCAGGCAGGTGCAAAGCGTCCCGGAAGACGCCGTGCGGTGTGTCAAATTCAAAGTCGATCTTAATCATTGCACATCCCTAAAAGTTTTGCCGTGGATGATGTTGAGCACTGTTTTCTTGCTTACGCCAAGTTTAACTGCAAGCTGGCTTGAAGTCAGCACAGGATAGTTCTCTTTGACATACCGCGCATCACCTTCGGTGAGCTTGGAGTTTGGACGGTCTGCAATCGGCTTGGTAACAGCCTCCTCTGGCGACATTCCAGTTCGGAGACGGTAGATGATGTTGCTTGGATTGCACCCCAGCTCTTTTGCCCACTGAGCCATAGTCTGGGTCTTGCCGCTTGCAGTTATCCAGTGGTTGTTGCGCTTGTTGTTTGCCTGCTCATCTCGCGTTGCCCAGCGGCAGTTATCTTTGGAATAGGGGCCATCATTGTTGATGCGCTCAATCATGCCGCCCTCTGGGCGCGATCCCATATCTTCTAAAAAATGCCTGTACCCTGCCGAACCGTGCCACCGTTGATCAACAAAAATGCCCCTGCCGCCATAGTGCGGGTAAGACTTGACATTACTGTTATAGCAACGGTTGTGCATTGCACGCCATGCATTAAGGACCAAATCCATAGAACACCTCCAAGTTAATGAAGGTGTATTCTACTTCATTTATGCTGCAAGTGAAAACTGGTACGTAACGTTCAATGTGTCACCAGAAACCACGGCGCGGTCGCCGGGGGCTTGGAAGTCGGCAGCGGAGAACAGAACGCCAGTTGAACCGCCAGCAGTGTTGTTGCTGGTCAAGAATGCTCCGCCCACAGTAGCTGTGCCAGTGATGGCAAACGAAGCTGGGCTTGCGGTGTTGGTCACAACCGATGGGTTAGCCAGTGTAGCGGCAGCAAACGTGGCGGCAGGGCGAGTGCCAGCGTAAGGCGTAACTTCAGTCCAACCAGCGTGCGAGGCCATGGTATCGCCAGCAGCAGGGGTGTTAGAAGCGCCAGCGCCGTACAGGCCAATGTACCATGAAGTGATCTGAGCTGTGCTTGTCAGGGCTGTGCCAGCCATGTACTGCAAGCCGACGTTGACAACGAGGTTGCTCTCTTCGGCGGACCACTTAAGCAGGCCGTCTTTGTCGTAGCACTCGATCAAAAAGCGACCGGTAGCCTTGGCAGTTTCAGTGTGCTTGGTGCCTGCAATCAGACCGCCACAGATGGCGTCAGAAGCTTTTGCAATTTCGTGGGACATGATAGTTTCCTTATGAAAATCGGATGAGTGCCGAAGTCGCCGTGTTTGCAGGCATCTGCACAGTGAAAGTTGTGGTCGCGGTTTTATCCGCGCCAAAGTCCAACACAGCCACAGCAAGATTGCCAAGGCTTGTATTGTAGATGAGGGCTCCACGCGCCGTAAAGTTGGCTGGAGACCATGTTGTGTCAGCAAAATCCAAATAGGCGGTTGTGCCAGATTGCTGAACCGTCACGCCCGTCAATGTGTTGCCGCCTGCCGTGTAGCCTGTACCCACAACTTCGTTGGCCGTGCTGTACACCAACGTGCTTGCAGTAAGGTCCGCATTGGCTGTGTACAACGCCATCTTGAGCGTGCCCGTGGCAAGCGCCTGTAGCGCAACGAACTTGGCTTGTGTGGTGAGTGTTTGGTCGAACGCCATATCAAGTCACCGCCTGACGGTACTGCCCGGATCGGTAGGCGTCTTGTCTTTCGAGTCCATCGCCCAGACGCTTGGCCAGTGCCAGTGCTTCTTTGTATTTGCCGTCATACAGCGCAACCATGTCGGCTTCGCCCTTCATGAACGTCACAGCCTCGACCAGCGAACCGTACAGCAGTACGGAGTCAAAGTTGTCGCCAAGCCAAGTCTGACCGTCTGCGGCCACCGAGATTGACTCAGGGTAGTAGTAATAGTGCAGCTCAACAGCGTAGTTGGTGTCAGGGGTTGGACCCATGATGAACGACAACTCATCCGTGATGGCAGTGCCAGCAGTCGTTGGCCCAAACAGGGCGTAGTACTTGGGGATGCCTGTCGATGTAGGCGTTGGGTACGCCTGCCGGATGAAGTTCACATCCTTGTTGAGCAGGAACTCGTACGCGCCTGCGGCATCAATTACTGCAATCGAGTACGTTGCCAAAAAATCCCCGGGGCACGACAGGTACTTGTTGTTGGCAGACATGGTGCCGGTGACGTTCTTACGCAGGGAGGGGAACTGCACCGTGTTGAAGATGCGCTGCTCGGCTTGCTGCACAAACACCGGAATGTTTGCAACAAAATCCTGCTCAAAGTTCTGCGTGTAGTCGCAGATTGCAGCGGTCAACTGGGTGTAATTCATCCGTTACCTCACGCCATTGGGCCACGGGCCATGGTGCCTTTTGTAGCTGCGCCAGTACCACGGATTTTGATACCCGAGGTCTTGGTTGGCTTGTACTCGTTGCTGTGGTTGTTGGCCACGGACACGTTGGTGTTTTGCATGTGCTTCATGGCGTTAACCTTGGGCAGCACCGCCTGTGTAGGGGCGGCTTTCATTTTTGAAGACGTTGCCATCTTAAGCTCCTTTGCGACCGGGGGACTTCTGGTTGGCGATCTTGGCCAAACCACGACCCATTTTCAGCATGTCGCTGTTGGTCTTGCCACCAGCGCGGAGCTTGGTGGGTTTTGCACCGGGGTGCATGTTGGCTTCGTGCTTGCGAACTGCTTTCTTTGCGTCCATGATGAACTCCTTAAGATGTTGAGATTGTCACTTGGCCGACTGCGGCAGTCAATACCAATGTGTTGGGGGTCAGCGCGTCATCAAAAAACCGAGAGCCGCCAACAGGATTCCATCCCCACTGAATGTCCCGGCTGCCGCCTGTTGGGAATCCTGCCACGTTCACGCCCGCTGTCACATATGTGGTATCCCGGCGAGGGTTACGCACCGCTTGCGGGTCGTCAATTGGGTACATACCAAGCTGCAACTGTGGTTGATCAGGGTCAAAACAGGAGTCACATACAAGAATGTTAACCTGTTTTGTCTTAATAATTTCCTTGCGCAGCTCTGTCAGCTTAAACCTAAACCCGCAGCGGTCGCATTGGGCAATACTGTTCTTGGCGCTAGCAAACCGGTTACCCATGGCTCACCTCATACTGGTTTTTCTTTTTTATGTTATCCAGCCCTCGGAGTACCCGCAGATTGTTGGGTACGTGCAGCCCAGAAACAACCGCACCTTGTAGCGGAACAATGTGATCTACGTGCCAAGATTCCTCATTTTCCCGTGTGTACATTGCAGCCAACTGGTACATACAACGAATTTTAAGTCTGTCAAATGCGGTCAGCCACGTCGGCGTTCTTTGCTTGACAACTTTTTTTCTTGCAGCACATAACGCGTTTATTTTTCCCTTGTTCTCTGTGCGGTAAATTTTTTTCGCAAGCAGCGCGGCTTCTTTGTGCTTTTGGTACGACGCTCTTCTGGTGCTTTTTACCTGTGCATTTGCTGCGGACGCCCGCCTAGCCGCTTTGGTGTTTTTGTCGCACTCTGTGCACACGCGATCATTTACCCGCCTAAGCGCCGTGTGCCCGCAAACACATGGAACACCCGTCCAGTAGTGTTTGAGGCCCTGCTCCTGCGCTTCTTTACGGCCCAATGGTGTCATGTTCCAGACCCTAAGTATTGGCGACGTGGGACAAAGCGCACTGCTGCCTTCTCGCGGTCTTCGGTGCTGGCCAGCTCCCAAGCTTCGTCGTATTGCTGCTTGAGCACGCCAAGGCGCTCAGTGCCGCCGGGCACCTTCAGGGCCAAGTAATAGGCCAAACCAGCCACCATGCAGGGCAGGAAACGGAACGGCATGTCCATTGTGTTGACGCCCTCACCCGCATTCTGGATGCGGCGCAAGCGCCAGTACACGAACGTGTAGGGCTGGCTGTTATCTGGGGTTGGCCAAACGGTGATGCGGGGGGTGTTCAAACGCTCAATCCACACCTGAATCGGGCGGGCTTGCTGCAGCTTGTTGGGGATCGTGGCGTAGGTAGAAACACTGATACGCGTGATGGTCAGGTCGGCCTGTGTTGCCGCGCTACCCGCGCCCGTGCGAATGACGTGCTCTAGCAGGTCCACGGTGTCTTCTGGCAGGTTGTACGTTGCTTGCCCCGCCACCAGCGGGATTGAGCCCTGCTCGTAGGTGAACATGTTCAGGCCACGGTTGGCCCAATCGGCAAACATCAGGTTCATCGAACGACGAGCCGTGCGCAGGTCATAGCCCGTACGCATCTCCGAACCCACGCGCTCGAACGCCTCCTCAACGATCTCAGTAAGGTCGAGGTTGAAGTTTGCTACGCCGGATGTTGCCATGGTTTACTTCTTTGCAGTTTTTGCCGAGTCGATGAACGCCTGCGCAGTGGGAGCACCTTTTTGCCCCGGCTTGCGCATCTTGGCTCCACGGGCACGCTTAGCGTTGATGTTGGCGTACAAACCAACAGGCCCGCCTTCAGCGTACTGCGTGAAGTCGGTGTCATCCCGGCGAGCTTTACGCGCACCTTTGGGCATCTTAGAGGGGGCAATGGCTCCCATGCCGCGACTGGCTCTCATATCAGACCATCCTGCCTTTTGTGTGACCCTTGGTCACGCAACCATCCGCACGCGTAACACCACCCTTGGCCTTTTTAACAGGCGCAAACATCTTGTCGGCCATGGACATGGCTTTTGTGGTGTGCCCCGCAGACGGACGCGTTGGCTCATTGGCCATCGCCTCATACATCTTTTTGGCAGACCTCATGCGTGGTGTATCGCTCATGATTACACCATCTTGCCTTTGGTGTGGCCTTTGGTCACACAGCCGTCAGCACGAGTCACGCCGCCCTTGGCATAGCCTGCAACCTTGCCGCCGCGCTTCATCATGTCTGAAGTGTCCGTGTTTTCGTAGTTGACGTTTGTGCCGGGCTTCACAGTAGCGGTCGCCGCTTCGGGAGAGCGGCGTGGTTTGTACTCACCTGCTTTTGTGCCTTCAGGCGCTTTACGTGTCAGTCCACGCTCTTTGTTCAAAAAGTCGCGCAAACTCAAACCGGACTCTTCCAGTTCTTTTTTACTCACCACACGATTTTTCATTTCAACTCCTTAGCAGGATTTGCCGCCACGGGCCATCTTGACCATGGTGCCTTTGGTTTTGCCTTTGGACTCAATGCCGCCGCCCTTGGCAAACGGCTTGCCTTTTGGCTCCATCATTTTGCCAGCAGGCTTAGCGCCCGCTTTTTTCTTCTCGATCATTGCTTTGAAAGCCGGGTTCATTTTCGTTGCCATATCGCCACCTTCTTTGAATTTGCGGCTTTTGTCCGCGTTGGAAAATTCTTTGCCCACGGACTGTGGGACGCCTACTTTCTTGGCAAACGACGGATTGTTGGCCACCGCCGCCATGAAGTTGTGTTGTTTTTTACTGGTCGATGGCATCGGGTTTCTTTCGACGGATGATTTCCGAGAAAGGTTTTCCTGTGATCATTTCCGCAATGCGCATCAATGTCCAAACAGCACCGATCAAGCCAAAAATCGGAGTCAGCATTTGCAAAAAGGACCCGATTGCGGCCATCACAGACAGAATGTCCAGCGTGTTTTTTACGGTGTCGTGAGTCTGTGACATGTCAGCACTTCCAAGCCCGCAGGCTTTTGTTGATGCGGGAGTCGGGGTCTTTGGCCGTCTTCTCG